GCGCTCCATCTCGCGCCGCATGGAGCGCGGGAAGACCTGCGCCGCCGCCCGCGCCGCCGCCGGGATGTCGCGCGCCGCCACCACTCGCGACGGCACGGCGCCCAGCCCGCGCGTCAGCGGCAGGCCCATGAGGAGCGGGTCCGTCAGCCCCGCACCCGCCAGGCCCGTCAGGACGCCACCCGTCCAGCGGAGCTCGTCAAGCCACGTCTCGGGGCGGCCCAGATGCTCGGGGTAGACCGCCCTGAAACCCGCCTCCGCCATCGAGGTCGGGCGTTCGGGCGGAACGCCCCTCCCCGGCTCATACCACGGTCGCATCATCTCCGCCGCCGCCCGGCCCATGCCCCGCACCGTGGCCGCGTCCAGCGGCTTGCCGCTCCCGACCGCCTCCCCCAGCGCCTCCGCGCCGCCCACCAGCATCGCGCCGGGCACGTCCAGGGGCCGCGCCATCACGTCGACGAGGGTGAGCATGGACTGTGCCATCGGCCACGTCCCGGCCACGACGCGCCGCGCCACGTCCTGCGCCTCCTCCTCCGTGGCGTCCGGCTTGGTGATCGCCCGGAGCAGGCCCTCCGGCAGGCCGGCCTCGGTCTCGGCACGACGTAGGAGTATCTCCGTGGCGGCCGGGCGGCCCTCCGGGACGGGGATGGGCCGAACCGTGGGGTGGCGCCGCTGCAGAGCCTCCTCGTCACGCAGGCGCTGGAGCTCCTCCGGCGTCAGGGGCGTACGCGTCTGGATGCGCTCCTGGAAGCCGCGCAGATGCGCCGGCATGGCGCCGGGCGGCGCCGTGGGCTCGACCTGCGGCCCGGTCGGCCGTCGCTCCCGCCTCCGCCCCTGCTCCCACTCCTCAATGCTGGAATACTCGCTTCGCGGCATGGTTATTCTCCTGGCGGGTACAGTGCCACCCACCCCTTGCCCAGGCGCGAGAGCTGCCACTTCCCGTTCAGGTACGACCGCAGTGCCAAGCCACCCGTCCCATCCGGTAGCGCCAGGCCGACGTGCCCGAAGTACCGCTTGCTGTTGTTGCTCCAACCACGATAGGTGCTGCCCTGCCGGTTGTTGTAGCAGATCACGTCGTAGGGATGCACATGGCCCTCGCGCAGCTTCCAGCCCTGCTTGCGAAGTGCCGCCGGCCACAGGTAGGCGTCAGGCAGCGACATGCCCAACGCTTGCGCCAGCGCGCTGGCGCACCAGCCGGGGCCGGGGTTGGGGGCGTTGCGCCCCGTCGTCCGCAGGTAGGCCTTGTAGCCTGTCTCGTTCCGCCCCAGGTTGCGCCCGCCCGTGTACATTCCGGTGGCGCTGTAGACCGGCTCGTCGGGCGACAGGCCCATCTCTACCAGAGATTCAAGGACCCCACGCCGCGGCTCCGCGGTGAACTCCCATCGAAAGGGTCCTCGTCCCCCTCGGCGGGGGCCGCCGCAGTGCCGGACGAGCGGTGCTCTATCGTGGCGTGGCTCTCGCGCGTCGTCGGGATGCCACTGTAATCGACGGTCACGCGGCGGTCGCTGTGGAGGCGCGCCTGCTCCGTGCGGAGCTGCTCCAGCATCTCGTCCACGCGCGCCTTGCTCGGCGTCACGTCGCTCACGTAGTACTGGATGCCCAGCAGCGTGTCCATCGCCCGCCGGCGCACCTCGGCGTCATCGCTCTCCAGCATGTCCTTGAAGGCCTTGTTGCGCAGCAGCGCCTCGTCGTGTTTGAGCTGTGCGGCCTCCAAGTCCACCTGCGCCTGCTGTATCTGCAGCGGGTTCGTGGCCTCCGCCACGGCGTTCGCCAGCTCCTGCGCCCGGATCGTCACCTCCGCCGTGTGCTCGTCGAGGACGCGCATGATCTGGCGGTGGTCGATGTCGTCGGGGAGGTCCTGCAGCAGCAGCGCGGCGCGCTCGTTGCCGAGCTTCACCCCGTCGAGCTGAGCGCGCGCCTGGTCCAGGTTCACGCCGGCCTGCTCCAACCCCAGCCGCGCCCCCGCCACATCGATGTCCAGCATTTCCTCCTGCCGCGCGGACGGCAGGGCGCCGCCGGGCACGTAGCCCCGGAGGCCGGGATCGTAGCGCACCGGCCCCTCCAGCTCGCCGTAGAGCGCCAGCAGGTCCTCGGCGGACCGCTCCTCCCAGGGCGTGACCTCGACGCCGGCGGCGCGCTGCTGCGCCTGCCACGGGCTGCCCTCCAGGCCGCGCGGGAGCGTCATCCGCGGCGCCCCCGTGCGCGTGCCCGCCTCTGGCAGTGCGGCGACGCCGTGCGGGCGCGCCGTCAGCGTGTCGGAGCCCGATGGCGGGAGACGCACCGGCGCCTCCAGCAGCTCTCGCGCGGGGGCCTCCGGCGCGTAGCCCTCCAACACCACGGACGGCGCCTGAGCGTGTGGCGGCGTCGGGCCGAGCCGCTGCCGCAGTTGCGCCAGCGTCATGCGCCGGGCGGCCTCCAGGCCCTCTGTCCGCAACGCCTCCTCGCGGTCCCAGCCCGTCTGCTGCCGCTGCATCGCCAGGCCGTGCTGCAGGCGCGTCAGGTCCCCCGGCGCCATGTAGCCCTCAATCTGGCGCCCCAGGTACTGCCGCTGGAGCCCCGCCGTCTGGAGCGCCGACCGGGCCTGCGCCACGCTCATCGCGTCCAAGAGCGCCTGCCGACGCAGCCCCTCACGTCGCTGCTCCTCCTCGGTCCGGCCCCGAAGGTAGCCCGCGCCGACGTGTGCCAGTCCGCCAAGCAGTGATCGAGCCATCTCATGTCACCCCGTATCTGAAGCCCCAGCCGGGCGGAAGAGGCGACCTCCAGCCCGTGCTTCTCGTGGCGGGCGCGGGCGCCGGCGCCGCCGAACTCATCCCGGCGGAGAGGGCGTCCAGCAACCCGTCATAGTCGGATGTCGTCGGGGAGCCCAGCAGGTAGGGCGCCGCCGCGCCCGCAAGCTCCGCCAGGTAATCCCAGGTACTCGGCTGCTGCATCCGTATCTGCTCGCGGCCCGCCTGAGCCCCCGCCGCCTGCTCGCGGCTGCCACCCATGATCTCCATCGCGTTCAGCAGCGACTGCCGGCGGGCGTCGAAGTCGGACTGCTGCATGGCGCCGTAGTAGTCGCCCAGGCTCCCGAGCCGCCCGCGCTCGATCTCCCCCAGTCCGCTCACCACGGCGCCGGAGTGGAGCAAGCCACGACGCCCCAGTGCGCCCATCAGGTTCTGCCGTGAGAACTGCGCCTGCTGGTTGATACCCGCCATGCCCCGCGTCAGCGCCTGCTGGTACTGCTCCGGGGGCAGGCCCGCCTCGCCGCCCAGCCAGCTCCCCAGCGTCTGCCGGAACTGCTGCCCCAGCTCGGGGTACTGCTGACCCAGCGACAGCGAGGTCCGCCCGGTCGGGCGCCGCCTCCGCCCACCGCCGTCGAAGAGACCGCCCAAGGCACTGCCCGCCATCCCCCACAGCGGCCCTCCAAGCACCGTCCCCGCCACCGACCCGAACAGCGACCCGAGGCCGCCGCCCCTGCCGTCTGCCGCACCCGAAACGCCCGGGCGGCTCCGGTGGCCGCCCTCCTGCTGCGCACGCCGCACGTTGACCGACGCCTGGGGCTGCATGACGCTCGCCGCCCCCTGTGCCGTCGTGCCGCCGAGCAGGCCCTGCAGGTACGCCTGCCGCGCCAGCGTCTCCGTCAGTGGCGAAATCATATCCACCACCCTCCTACGGTGATGTTGAGGTAGTTGAGCGCGGCCGAAATCTTGTACTCGATCGTGCGGCTGCTATCGACCGCCACGATGCAGTCATCCCTGTGCGTCCGGCTCTCGCCGTAGAACTTCAGGCCAGACACGTTGTAGGCGTTGCTGTTGCCGTTCTCGCGAAACAGGACTTCCTGCTGCTGTGCGACGTCGCCTTCGACGCGCAGGAGCACATGGCCGGCGCCCGCCGGGACGATGCTGCTCAGGTCCAGGTCGTGCCAAGCGTTGTCCGCCGTCAGATCCCCGATGGCCCAATCGGCGCTGGACGGGTCACCTCGGTCCACCAGCGTGGTGCCCGTCTCGTCGGTGAGGGCCGCCAGCGCCGCGTCGATCATGGTCTGGACCTCGTCGCGGGTGAGCGTCGCCAGGTTGGCGTAAACGTCCGCGAAGGCCCGGTCGAGCTGGCCGTCCTGCGGGAACTGCGCATCCGGAGGCCGCGGAAGACCCATCAGGCTCCCCTCGCCGTCCGCAGGCGGTACTCCACCCGGATGTTCTCCAGGCGGAAGCCCTTCGCCCACTCGCCCTTGATCTGCAGATACCAGCGCCGCGCCGCGTTCGTGCGCGCGGAGCTGTCGTACTCGTAGCCATTAGGCACACCGATCACATGGCCGTCCTGGGGGCACTCCGGTGTGGTCTCCCAGGCGTTGTTGCCGGCGACGGCCGAGTAGGCCGCGTCATCGTTGAGGTAGAGCTTCGGGCGGTAGGCGGCAGTGCCGTGCAGGTCCCAATCGCCGACCACCCAGATGGCGCCGGGGAGCAGCTCGTAGCCCGGCGGCGCCTGCGGCAGCAGGAAAGTGAGCGTCACCGGCGCGTAGAGGTCGCTGTGCGACGACCCCTCGCCGTCGTGGTTGGTGATCTCGGAGACGGGATGCAGGACCGTGATCTCCTGCGCGCCGCCGTCCTTCCAGGCGGTGCGGGTGAGGATGTGGGCCTGTTGTGTGCCCTCGTTGTAGGCCCGCAGCGCCACCGTTGTGGTGTCGGCGTCCTCGTCGTCCCAGGCCATGCGCGTCCAGCTTCCGCGCTCGGGGTAGTAGATACTCAGCCTGTCGCCCGGCCCGCGGGCGTAGAAGCGGTTGTTGTGGAAGGCGATGGAGTGGACATCCGCCGCGGCCCACGGCGACCGCCCGCCGAAGGGCACGATGCGGCTGATGCTGGTGCCGTCGTAGAACCAGAGGCCGTCGCGGGAGGCCCACAGGACGCCGCTCGGGCCGCTGGCGACGGCGTCCGCCACGAGGCCGCCGACGTTGGGCTCCAGCACCTCCAACCGGAACTGCTGTGAGGCGTAGCCGCTCAGCACCCAGGTGGAGGTCTCCTTGAAGATGAGCAGTTGGCTCCGCCAGGACGCCAGGCCGACGATGGGCGAGTGGTCGCCCACCTCGACGAAGTTGACCCCCGGCCAGTAGTAGGGCTCGCCGATGGGCGTGTAGAAGAGCACGTTGCCGTAGTAGCCGGGCTCCAGCGGGTCCTCCTCGTAGTCGGGCGAGCCCTCGGTGCAGCCTGCGGCGAAGAGGCGGTCGCCGTGGTGGTGGAGGATGGTCCCCTGCGGGGGCCGCGCGTGATCGAAGGCGATCTCCTCGCCCAGCGAGTAGGCCGAGAAGTTGTCCAGCAGCGTCGTGGCCGCCTGGAGGATGACGTCGGTGATGTCGTAGGTGCCCTTCTCCGTGTTCCCCGCCGCCCCGAAGGCGTTCATCAGGTGGATGTAGCGGAAGGTCGTGTCGTCCACGTCCTTAAGCTGACGCGAAGCAATCGGCACGCCCGAGTAATCGCTGTTGGTGTAGAGCTTGAAGTAGATCGTGGTCCCGACGCGCCCCCAACGCACGTAGTACGTGGTGCCGAGCGACAGCGGCCCCCAGGCATCGACCTCGCTGCTGTCATGGTCCGTCAGCTCCAACAACAGGGCGCCGCCCACCTTCCAGACTGAGAGCGATACGCCGGCGCTCCAGTTGTAGGACTTGTCCAGAACGCCGCTCACGCCGCCGAGCACCACCGCTGCGTCCGCCTCCATCGCGGTCGGCTTAAATGAGAGGCGGTGCTCGAAGTCGCCGATGTTGCCCGCGCCCTCATCCTTCGTGACATACGCCTCGTCGTTGCGCTGAAGGTCAACGGCGGCGATCTTATTCGCCGTCACGGTCAGGCGCGCCTGAGTGTCCTTCTCTACCCAACCACTGGTCAGGTCCTCCGTCGCGCCCGCCGCGCTGCCCGCAGGCAGGAGCGTGGGAAGGCGCTGGAAGTTGGCCCCGCGCGCGCCGCTCTCCAGGCTCGACGTGTAGGCCCGGTAGATGCGCTTGGGGTAGGCCCCCGTGATGCCGCTCAGGTCCACCGCGCCGCCGTCCGTGGTGATCTGCACGTCCACCACCGGCGACGGCATACTCTCCTGCCCGGTCTCCGGGTCGTAGTAGGTGTAGTAGTAGCTGTAGGTCCCCACCGGGAGGTCACCCGTGGTGGCGCTGGCCCCCGGCGCCGACGAGGGCGCCGCGATCCCCACCACCCGCAGCGTCGCCCCGTCCCAGACCAGCGCCTCCGTGTCGCCGTCCACCAGGATGAAAAGCTCGTTGCGCACCTGCACCACCGCCGCCGCCCCCTCGTCGCCGAGCAGCGCCACCGCCGCGCTCTCGGTCGTCACCTGCGCCCACGACTTGGCCGAGAAGATGCGGTAGCCGTAATCCCACTGCGTCGGCGACGGGCTCGACCAGTCCAGCCCGTCGAGCTTGTACAGCTTCCCCGTCCCGCTGTCGTCCACGAAGGCCAGGAGCTGGTTGTAATCGTCCGTGACGAACTCCACCAGCGTCTTGATGATCCCCACGCCGGGACCGTGGATGCGGAACTGGTTGCGCCCCCAGCGAATCTCGCCGCCGGCGGTGAAGATGACGCCCTCGGCGTCCACGAGCTGGTCCCCCGCGACCTCCTGTGGGTAGAGGTCGCTCGGGGGCAGGTTCAGCGGCGACCAGCCGCGCTGCCAGCGTTCCAATACTGCCGTCTCAGCCACGTCGCTGCCGCCTCTCGTTGCGCCGTCGCTCCGCCGCCTGGCGGGGTCCGTAATCGTCGGCAATGTCCACGGCCTCGCGCTCGATCTCCGCGATGCGCTCGCGGTCGATCCGCTGCTGCTTCGCGCGCCGCTCTTTGCCCTCGACGGTGGCCTGGTTGCGCACCATCTGTCTCACGCGCCGGTCGCGCTCGGCCAGCGCCTTGCGGAAGAGCTTCTCGCGCTTCTCAAGCTGCTGCCCCTCGCTCATGTCAGTCCTCCCGCAGGCCCGTAAGCCACGGGTCGCGCGCAATGTCGTCGTACGGGTCACGCCCGTGGTAGCGAGCGTTCATGTGGACGATGGCCTCGAGCCCGTACGCCTCCTGGGCCTCGGCCCGCTCCGGCTCATCCGCCGCCTCGTACGCAAGCTGCATCGCCAGGTCGATGATGGCGTTGTGGAAGTGCTCGGGGAGCTCCGGGTTGGTCTCGGCGTCGATCTCGGCGGGTGTCCGCACGTAGTAGAGCTCGTAGGTCTCGCTGTCGCCCTGCGTGACCGTCCCCACGTAAAAGACGATATCATCGTTCTCGATGACGTGGAATGGGTTCGTCTCCGAGGGCGTGATGTGGCTGTTGGGGTCCACCAGTTCGCGTATCTGGTCCTTCGATTTGCGCACGCTCTCGATCCCCTTGTACAGCACCAGCCGATCGTACGCAAAGTCGTCGGGCAGGTCGTACTCCTCCTGGTCCGCGACCAGCGTCTGCACGTCGATGTCGGTGAGCGCCCAGAGGGTCGGGATCGACGCCTCGGCGGCGATGCGCCGCTGCGCCATCGAGAGGTACAGGTAGAGCTCGGTATCGCCCCAGCGGTCCTCGCCGAGGTCGGCGAGCAGGGTTCTCAGGAGCCATTTCATCTGTACGCTGGTCATCGCTCATCAGCCTCCCACATCGCCGGGTTCGTCGTCGCGCGGGATCACGCCGGCCTCGCTGAAGCGGGCGTTGGCCTTCTGGGCGCGCCGGAGGAACTTGCGCCGCAGGCGGTCGTACTCGGCCCACCTGCCCTTCGCGCAGCGCGCCAGAGCCACCGCGAGGTCCACCATCAGGCCGTGCCACCGCACGTTGATCTGCGGGTCCACGTCCGTGCTCATCGCTGTCGGGTTCTGCGTGTAGTGCAGCTCGTAGGGGTCGGTCGAGGACGGGTCGCCTACCTCGACATGAAAGCGCACCGCCACGTCCGTCGTGTTGTAGAAGAGCCAGTAGTACGGCTCGGTCGCGCCGGGCGCCACGTAGATGTTGTCGGTGAAGGCGTCACGCTCGGGCACCGGCCAGCGCCGCGCCGGGATCTTGTTGCTGCCAATCGCCAGCAGCCGGACGCGCTGAAAGTTGGCGGGCAGCGGCGCTCGTGAGGCCACCAGGTTCCCCGACGCCACCGGCGTGAGCTCCGGGATCGCCGCGTCGTTGAAGCGCACCGCCAGGTCGCGCTGGGCGAAGTTGAGGTAGCCGATGATCTCCTCGTCCTCCACGCCCTGCTTGGAGGCCTCACCCAGGCGCATCCGCACCTGGTCAACGAGCTTGTCTGTGATGTCGCCAGCAGCCATGTCTTTTCACCTCAGATGCCCTCGTGGATCATGCCGCCCGAGCCGCCGCGCTCGATGGCCGCCTCGCGCCGCTCGGCCTGGATATGCGCGTCCACGAAGCCCTCGATGTTCAGCGCCTCCTGGGCGTGGCCCATGAAGCGGTACGCTCGGGCCGTCGCCAGATGCACGATGTAGTCATGCAGGTGGGCGGGGAAGCCCGGCACGTCGTCATCGCCCGTCAGGTCGTACGGCTCCATGCAGCCGTAGATGGTTGCCGTGGCGACCGTGGCGTCCGGCGTCGGGTACAGGTGCAGCTTGTCGCCGTGGTGGACGTAGTGCGTGGGGCGGCCCGTGACGGACGTGCTGTTGAACTTGGCGCCCCACTCGTCCAGAGAGAGGTGCTTGAGCTTGAAGCGGTTGCCGCTGTCGTCCTGGTACTCCACCAGGAGCCACTCGCGCACCCGCGACGGGATGAGGTAGCGATGCTCGTCCTCGACCACGTCGAAGGTGTACTCGCAGCGCGTCCAGCGCAGCCGCCGGTCGAGCTCCTGGTAGGCGTTGTTGAGCCACTGCTTGAGCAGGCTCGGTGGGAACAGGCGCGCGCTCTCCGGCCACTCGCGCCGCACTATCATGCTCAGCTCGCTGTGCATTTTCGCCAGGCTCAGGCCCGCCGGCGGCGCGTCCGCGCTCTCGCAGGTGAGCACCTGGGAGGCGGCCACGTAGACCGTCCCCAGGAAGCCGACCGGGTTCTCGTCGGAGACGCCCACCGTGGAGAAGACGGCGTACTCGGTATTCATCTCGAAGCCGTTCTCCTCGGTGATGTCGAACTCGACCTCGTAGAGGCCGGGGGCGTAGCTGGCGTGGGAGAGGAGCGCCGGGGTGGGCGTGACGACGGGAGCCGCGTCGGCGGCGGCGCCGCACTTGCGCACGTAGGCCGCCGGGCCGGCGCCGTCCGCGCCGGAGCCGCCGGGGTCGTTGAGGGCCATGTGGAAGCGGGCGGTGGTGCCCAGCCGCCGGGTCTTGTGGATCACAGCGTCTCACCTCTTACAAGGACGTGCCCCAGGTGGACTGTCCGCAGGAGTGGCCGCGGCCCCCCCCCCACCGCCTCCAGCGCCCCCGCCGTCGCCCACGTCGCGGGGTCTGACAACATGAGATCGCTTATCGCTATCTCATCATCACTCAATCGCCGATCCCACCACGCCGCCCACATGATCTTTCCATCGAGGCTCTCAGTGTTGTCGCGCCCACCAAGAAACCAGCGATCTCCATACAGTGCATCACCATCTGGGATCGCCTTCGTCGTAGTCCACCGGTTGCCTCGATGATCAACCGTCGCCTGCTTCGCTGCGCCATCCCAACGCAACTGAGTAATGAGGAGCTCATCTACTACAACTTGATTGCTCTTGTCTATACGCCACTCGGTTGTATCGCCCTTAGCCCCGGCCTGCAGCGACGGGTTGGCATCGTCTCCTCGAATAGTGGTGAAGTTACTGTTGCTGGTGCGATTCGCCACCACGTTCTGATTGTTACCATATGAGCCAACATCCGGCATCCACACAACCTGAACGGTATGGTCGTCGGCACCCTTCCACGCCATGTTGCTGGGAATAGGTGAGGCGAACCGCACTGGCCACTGAACTCCAGGAGCTACGTGCAGACACTCATGAAACGCACCATCACTAGTACTCTCCCAGGTTGCGTTGACGATTGCTCCGTCGTTGCCGTATGTGGTTCGGTCTCCGACAGTCGCGCCAGTACCCTCTTCAATGGGTACTATGCAAGCCAACGTCGATACGTAGGTGTTCTGCTTCCACGCCGCGCTAGGAGCGCTCGCCCCGGCGTTGCCCACCCATCCCCAGATGCGCGTGTCGACGCCCGATGCCAGCACCGGCACGCGCACGTAGAGGTGCGCCTCCTGACCCGCCACGTCCAGCCGTGGATCGTCGTAGTACAGCTCACTGCTCCCCGCCTCGTCGCTGCTGAACCGCAGGTCCGCGCCCGTGGCCTGCATCTGCGCCCACGCGGTCGCGGGGAAGTGCGCGTCGGTCAGGAGGCATGGCCAGTCCGTGATAGGCGAGCCGATCACGCTGTCCGCGTTGATGTCGATGGCCCACTTGTGGGTCCAGCCGTCCGGGAAGCTCATCGCGCTATCCGTCCTTCGCGGTCACCGCCCATGCGTCCACGGTCAGCTCTTCGCTGTCCGGCACCTCGCGGATGATCGCCGCCCCGCCGTCCGCGTCGTTCACGGCGATGCGGGCCAGCAGGTTGTTGCTCCCGTCCAGCAGGCCGTACTCGCGGATCGTCTGCGTGGAGCCGGTGCTGTTCGTCCACGTGCCGCTCACCGTCACGACCGCCCCGGAGCGCGTGACGGTCGCGTCGATGCTGCCCGCCTGCGCCCCCAGGGCCGTGTCGCCGGCTTCCGTGGCGGTCCCGTCCGTCCCGAAGGCCAGCTTGGATATGTCGGCCTGAGCGTCGGCGGCCAGGGCCTCTAGCTCGAAGTTGACGATCATTCGATGTCACTCTCCCGGATGTTGTGCCCGTAGCAGTAGCCGCTGTCGGTGGGCTGGTTGCGGGTCCCGATCTGCTCGGCCACCGCCACGCCGCTGGCGAGGGCCACGCCGACCCGCAGCTCGTCCTCCAGCGCCACGGCGCTGCTCAGGCCGACGCCCGTCCGCAGAGCCTCATCGACCTCCACTGCGCTCTCCAGTGCGACCGGCAGGATGCCCTGGCGTATCTGCAGCAGCTCATGCATCGCGTCCCAATTACCGCAGACCCACAGGCAGTACTTCGCGCCCTCCGACAGTGGCGTCGAGCCCGAGAGCTCCAGCTCCACCCACCCCTCGCCGGTGGCGAACTGTACCCACTCCGGCGAGCCCGCCACGTACGCGCCGGCCTCCGTGTAGACGGCGCCCGCCATCATCCCACCGCTGGCCTGGATGCGCTTGCAGTAGGCGCAGAACCGCAGCGGCAGCAGCGTCTGAGTGTCGTAGACCACGTACGTCGCGTAGTTGTGGTCACCTGCCGGGTCGTCTTCCATGTCCTCGCTGATGTCGCTCGGCCACTCCGGCCCCAGCCCCTGCCCGTGTTCGTACGAATCGGTCGCCATGCCGTCCGGGAACGGGAACGCCGTCGCTCGCGATTGGATGTCGTTCACGTCAACCCAGGTGCTGCCGGTGGCTATCGTGCTCCCGAACGTCGCCTCGCTCATGCCCAGCTCGACCTCCGTCTCGTCCACCACGATCTGCGGCGCCTCCGCGGCCGCCGGCGGCGCCGGCTCGCAGACCCTGCCCATGACCAGGTAGGCCACGAGCAGGACCGCGCCGAAAACGAGCGCGCACCATACCGCCTCATGGCTCTTCTTCTCCCGCCTGCGCATCGTTGCGCCCCTCCTGATGATCCGGCATTTGTCAACTATCTCACAGCATACCCCCACTCATGCGGGCACACAACCACGGAGTGCCCGCATAATGCAGGCGGAGGGCGGAGCCGGGCCGCGCGGCGGGGACGCGCGGCTCCAGGAGGGGGATGCCCTCCGCCTGCAGAACCGTCATCAGCTCGCCACGTCGTTGTAGCAGAAGTCGATCTCGAACAGGCGCATGTCCGCATCCAGCGTGTCAGAGGCGTGTCCTGACGTCCGCGTCACTTTCAGCATGACGATGTCCTTAGCGGCCATACTGTCGTTGTTTGTCAGCGCCACCTCCTTCAGGTTCGTCTCTCCTGCCGTGCCCTCAACGGTATCCGTCGCGGCGTTGGCGGTATCATACTCGGCGGAGTTCATGTCCTCGCCGTCGCTGTTGGCGAGCACACTCAGCGTCACGCGGATATCGCCGGCCGCGCCATTCAGCGTGTCGTAGATCAGCCGCGCCGTCGGCGTGTCCACGAAGCCCGACGGGCACACGAACTGGAAGATCAGCGTCCGCTGGAAGTCCTCCGAGAAACGCCAGAACTCCCGATAGGGAGCCACCTCTTCCTCTTCTGCGCCACCGCCCAGGAGGTAATCGCCGGCCATGACGCAGTGATCGTCAAGGTCCTGCTCATTGTCTCCACTGGTGTCATATAGGAAGTCGGCCACCAGATGCGGCTTCAACGAGAACGACCGTGTGATTGCCATTGCTGTCACTCCTTATCAGCCGGAAGAGATTAGCCAGGCGACGCGGCGCGCTGCTTGAGCGCCAGGTCGCTCATGGCGCCCTCCAGGTACGGGTCGTACTCCACCACCATCACCGGATGGTAGGTCGTGTCGGTGGCGCCCGCCAGCTCGAAGAAGACAATGCCGCCCTCGTCGAGGTCGCCGGAGTCTATCTTCAGGCGGTAGAGGACGCCGTGGACCTGCTCGACCGTGGTGCCCGCCGTGGCCGAGAAGGCGCTCTCGGACGGCTTCTGCACCTTGATCGTCTGAGCCTCGGCGGTCCCCAGCTTCACAGGCACCGTGGCTCGCGCCGTGACCTTCTCATTGCGCTGCACAACGCCGGCGATGCGATCATTGATGACATCGGCCATAGCGTCTCATTCCTTTCTCTGTGAGGTGCGGGCGGGGACGGTGGGCGCCCCCGCCCGCTGCGGTCCCTATCACGCCGCCGCCGGGATGGTGACGTTGGAGCCGATGTGCCAGTCGCTCATCGGCAGGACGGCCGGGTCGAGGCACACGTTGAAGATCCGGTGGAGCGTGCGGCGGGAGTCGCCGCCGATGCCGCCCCAGAAGTAGAAGTAGTTGAGGTACTGGTCATAGTCCGTGGGTCTGCGCCAGCCGTCGGGGTCCCACTTGAAGGCGCGGGACGCCGCGTAGTAGAGCTTCAGGTGGCGGAAGTTGAGGAAGAAGGCCTCGTAGCCCTTCGCCAGGGCTCGGGTGCTTTGCCCGGAGACCCACGCCTCGCCGGTGCAGTCGCGGTCGGAGACGATGGGGACGCCGTTGACGAAGATGGCGGAGTAGCCCCACTTGACGATGGGGTTGTCGCCGTTTGCCACGCGGGCGTTGTTGTACTCGTTGCGGGTGAGCTGCCCGTAGAGGACGTCCCAATACGGCTCCGCGACCACGACGAGCTCCGGCTTCTCGTTCGCGCCGCAGGTGCCGGTCACGAGGCGGATGCCCTTGGAGATGTTGTCGAGGGAGGGCGCCACCGGGGTGGCGTAGCTGTCCTCGCCCTCCATGATGTGCGACGTCCACACGGGGATGCTGTCGCCGGACGGGTCGAGGCCGCCCCAGGCGCCGTCCGAGCAGCCGTCCTGGATGCCCTGGATCTGCGACGGGTCGGCGTCGGCGCCCGCGCCGGTGAAGAGCTTCGTGGACAGGTCCTTGCGAGTGGAGTTGATCTTGTTGTCCACGTACGCCTTCATCAGGTCCACAATCGCAAGCGGACCCTGAAGGTCGGTGGACTGCGCGTTGAGGCGCACCGGGTTGCGGTAGAACTGGTGCCCGAACAGCGCGCGCGTGGCGATGTCGCCGGAGACATCCGGGTGCAGGCTGCCGCCGACCTGATCGCCCGCGTCGTACCACTCGCCGCCCTCGGTGTCGTACATGATGATGGGCATGTAGCCCTTGCCCGACACCGGGATCATGTGCTGACGGAACATATCCCACACCGGGGTGCCCTGAAAGACATTGTCCACCAGCACCTCCGGTGTGTAATACTCGGTCAGCGCATCAAATGTGTCTGTGGAAGGAACGCTCTCAGCCACTTTGGATCACTCTCCTGTCTGGAGCGCAATCCGGAGAGCGTTCAGCCGCCGCGCATGGAGTTGTACAGGCCGACGAGCTTCTCCATGAGCGCAGGGTCTTTCTTCTGAGCCGCCGCAATGTCGTCCAGGTTGGTGGAGTTGGGCTTGACCTCGGTCGTGACGGTCGCGCCGGCGTTGCCGGGCGGCGGGGCCGCCTCGCTCTCGCGCCGCTCGACCTGCTGCAGCCGGCCGTTCAAGCCCTCCTCGCGCGCCTGGTTCAACAACTCCGGGTGCGCGAAGAGGTAGGCGCGGCGCATCTCGTCGCCGCCGCTGAGGTCTGAGCCCATCCGCGCGAGAATGGTGGCGAGCTCCGCCTTGATGCTCGGGTCGCCGGCCGCCGGGAACTCCCTGCAGAGCTCCTCGTACTGCGCCGCCGCACGGCCCTCGATCTGCTCCATCTCGCGCTCCATGAGGGTCTGCTCGAACTTGGAGGTGCGCTCCGTGACCTTCGCGTCCACCGCCGCCTCCAGCCGCGCCCCCACCTGGGCGTCCACCCGGTAATTGAAATAGTCCGCCTGCGTCGGCTCCCGGCCGTGCTTGGCGCGGAAGTCGCTGGCGAACGTCTCAACGTCCATGAGCGGGGTGGGCGGTGGGGGTTGTGCAGGGGGCTGCCCCTGCTGCTGGGGCTGGCTGTACTGCTCCTGGAACTGTCGCTGCGCCTCCTGAGCCTGCGCCATCAGCGCGTCCGCCTGCCTGCGCTGCTCGGCCACACTCTCCGTCTTGCGATGATAGTCGGTCAGTCGCAATGTGCCGTTGTTCAGGCGCGTCTGAAGCTCCGCGGGGTCCTCCTCAAGACGGCGTTGGAGCTCTGCCTGAAACTCCTCCGTCGAGAGGGACAGGAATGGCAAGTTGTCCGGGTGCTCGCCAGCCGGTTGGCCGCTACCGGGCTCCTGGCGCTGGGCCTGCCTGGGCTCGCCGTTCGCGTCCGATTGGTCCGTATCAACTCCATTCAGCGGTTGCTCGCCGGCCGAGGGTTCAGGCTGGCCGCCGTAGCGCAACAGCAGCTCCTGGTCCTCGGGGCTAAGTCCGCCGTCCGGTTCGTCAACATGACCAAGCAAGGGAGTGGCCTCCTTCGCGCGTCAGTTTGACGATCTTGCCCATCGGCGGAGTGCCTCCGCCGTTACATCCCTCGATTCGCCGCGCACTCCCCGCCGGTACAATCGGCAGGAATGCAGGCCGCCTCATCATACATGACGTCAGAAATCCCTGTCAAGCGCCGTCATTCGGGCCGGGCCGGCGGACCGGGGGCACTCGAAACGCTTCTCGCCGGGCACGGCCATGAGCAGGCCGTTGCCGCAGTCGTGGCAGACGCCCCAGCTCTCCATCAGAGGCCCCCCTCGCCCGCCAGGAACATGCGCAGCAGCTCCTGCGCGTCCGCGTCCATGCCCGCCCCCAGGCCCGGCACCTGCTCCAGCGTCAGGCCCTGTCTCTTCGCCGCGTCGATGTCGCGCATGATGAACGGGTCCACCACCGCCGCGAGCTGGTCGCGCATCATCTCCATCATCTGGGCGTTCTCCGCCTCCGCCGCCATCTCTCCGGTCACCTCCTGCGGGACCATCTGCGGCGCGGCCGCGACAGGGCCGCCCGCACCATCGGCGCCGGGCGCCTCGGCGGCCATCTGCGCCTCGGCCGCGGCCTGCTGGGCCATGTCGGCCTCGGCCTGGGCCGCCGCCTCCTGGCCCGCCACCTGCGCCCCGACGACCGCCTGATAGCGTTGCACGACCTTGTGCTTGTCCGGGAAGTTCACGGCATTCAGCAGCTCCGGCAGGAGCAGCTCCCACCCGACGATCTGCGCTATCGCCAGCGCCGTCTCGGCCTCCGCCGCCTCGCTGCGCGGCAGCCGCCCGTCCGCCTGCACCAGCACCTGGAACGGGTACGGGTTCTTGCCCTGCTCGCTTCCCAGCCGCGCCGGGTCCATCCGCAGAACCTGCGGCCTGCCCGCGTTGACCACCGGCATGGCGCGCTGCTCGGCGTAGTTGCGCTGCATCAGCTCCAGCAGCATCTGCCCCACCTGCCCCCAGGCGTTGCCCCAGAACATCGCCGGACCCGCCTGCCGCGTGCGGCCCGCCCGCTGGAGCACCTCCAGCGAGATACCCGAGGTGAGGCCCTTCGGCCGTATGCCGCGCTCCACTTCCTGCACGCCGCTGAGCACGTCGAGGCTTGCCTGCAGCGCCTGCAGCTCGTGGAAGACCTCCGGCGGGAGCGTCGGCGGGACCCAGGGGTCCGCCCTGCCGTCCGGCGTCTTCACCACCGTCCTCTGGCCCGGCGAGAGGTTGAGCACCAGGTTGGCGTCGTCGGTAATGATCGCCGGGTTGACGTAGAAGCGGAACCAGGTGGCGAGGCGCGTGCGGAGCTTGTTGATCTCGTCCTGGGAGTATCTGAGCTGCGGGACGATGCTCTGTGACCAGAAGTGGTTCTGGTCGGGCCACATCTGGAAGTGGACGAGCGGGATGACCTCGCCGGGGATGGGCGACGGGCGTTGCACGATCAGCTGGCCGCCGGTGTAGATGGTCTGCCGTGCCCCGAAGAGGTCGTAGACCTCCCAGACCTCGACCTGCTCGACGGCGCCGCCGCCACGCGGCGCGATGATCGACTTCGGCGGGATGTCCTGCGTGTCGGTGACCGGCTGCGCCCGCTCCCAATCAATGGTCTCCTCGCCGAAGAGGCGCTTCGCCAGGGCCTTCCCGTAGACGTTCTTGATAGCGACGAACTCGGCGTCGTTGAGCGACTTGGCGGTGGGGTCGGGGTAGATGAGAAAGGGGCTCACGGCGGAGAGGGCGGCGTCCTCCTGGCGGGCGGACCAGTGCGGCTTGAGGAAGCCGTTGCCCAGCCGCGTCACGTCCGTGTAGGTCTGCCACTGCGCCAGGGCCAGGTTCTTCACGGAGTAGAAGTGCTGCATCCAGTCGGTGAGGTCCTCGGCGAAGGGCTCCTGCGCCTCGTCGAGCGCCGCGACGTACCACGGTGGCGTCGCGAGCACGAGCATCGCCACCATCGTGTCCAGGAGCGCCTTCACGTAATTGATGACGGTCAGGTCGGTCCTGCACTCGGCGGGGAGCCCTTCGAGGAGGCCGTCCTTCTGGCCCGCGCCGTCCACGTACTCGACGTGGCCGCGCCAGTCGTCATGCCTGGCCTTCGCGGGGGCCTGGGCGGCCTGGACCTTCTCGTGGACCTCGCGCACCGCCGGGTCGGACAGGTCGTAATCCATCGCGCTCACCACCAGTCACTCCTCTCCGGCTGCTCGTCGGAGTAATGGTACCATCCGTTCGTCACCGAACAGGCCGCCGATCTGTATCACCTGCTCCAGCCGGGTGGCCGCCTGTTGACAGAACTTTTCGTCGATCTCTATCCCGATTGCACCACGGCCCGTGAGCATCGCGGCCAACAGCGTGGTCCCGGCGCCCGCAAACGGGTCGAGGATCATGTCTTGTGGCTCGCTGAAACGGTCCAACAGCCACCGGACGTGAGAGAGGCGACGGCTACAGGGGTGGCTGTCTCTGTGCTTGCTCCGCGATGCGTCGGTATGCCAGACACGACCAGGCACGACATGGTAGCCGGGCCTGCTGGCCGGAGGCGGGCCGAACATGTAGCCCACGTCGAAGCTGTACAAAATCCGCCCCTTGTAGTGGGGCCGGGCGTAGTCGAGCGTGGCGGCTCGGAAGAAGGGGAAGCGGTCGCGAGGAACGGCTGCCAAGAAGCGCGGATCGCTGTCGGCTCCCAGGTGGACCATGAGGCGCAGCACACTCTTTGGTAGGAACTCACATACCTCTCCGAACAGGGCCTCTGGATTCTCCGCTCCAGCCATCTCTGGCAGTGCGTTCGGCCATACCGGGTCCGCATAACAGGTCTGTGCTTGAGTCAAACAGCCAGGGCCGAGCATATCGCGGCAGTCGGCATGGTAGAGTGTGAGCATGTGTTCCTCGTCGCTCCAATAGGGTTTCACCACCAGTCACTCCTCTCCGGCTGCTCGTCGGCGGGCGTCCGGGGCCGCCCCAACTGCTCCAGCGTCAGGCCCGGCTTGGAGCCGAGCTCCCGCACATGGCGCACCTTCTCCCGCTCCACGTCCGGGCTCGTCATCGCCTCGCGGAAGCCATACTGCATCCCCAGCCGCACCCCGTAGACCGCCGCGTCAAGCAGGTCATCGAGCTTGCCGTCCGGGAACTTCTTCTGCTGCGTCTCGTACGCCCCGCCCCGCAGCTCCGGGCTATGGACGATGCGCCCGTCCTCATACAGCGGCCCCAGCGTCGTCCGTATCCGCTGCTCCTTCTGCGTGTTGCCGCCGGGGATCGGCAGCAGCTTCATCGGCGCCTCCCGGCGCCTCATCTCGGCGCGTATCTGCTGCTCCATGCTGTGGCCCCCCTGCCCCACGCGCTCCAGCCCCACCACCAGCGGCCGGAAGCGCCAGAACGTGTCGAAGATGCCGCTGATGTACTGCCCCTCGCTCTTGAACTCGTCCGCCTCGTAGAGCAGGTGGAAGTTCATCTCCTCGTCCACGCCCACCACCATGATCGCCGGGTGACTCGTGCCCGTCCCCGACGCCGGATCGAGCCCCATGTAGCACGTCAGCGGCGGGCGCTCCCGAGCCCCCACGTAGCGCACGTCGCCCACATTCAGGCCCCGCGCGCCCTTGTGGCTCGTGTCCAGGTGGTACTGGCAGTAGAACAGGTAGCCCGACATCTGCCGCCGCTTGGCCTCGTACCGCTCCTCGTCCCACTCGTCAGGGTGCGCGTACGCGCCCTCAATCTCGGAGTGAGTCTCGATCTTCCCCCCCGCCCCCACCGCCAGCCACGTCCGCCCCCGCACCGGCTGGATCGTCACCTGCAGGTCCTGCGGGTAGTAGCTGTCCAGAAGATGCGCGTAGAGGTCGAAGTCGCTGTACAGCGTGCCCGTGAACAGCAACTCGTCCGTCTGCAGCGTCGGCCAGATGTTGTCGATCCGCCGCCGCAGGAACCGCTGGTCCACCTCGCTGTCGGCGTTGTCCTCGTTCACAAGGTCGTCCAGCGTGATCGTCTGCACGTGCCGCCCCGCCATCGACTGCTTGATCCGCCGCAACTCGAACGTCGGGCTCCCGTGCTGCGCGCTCCGACCCCACACGCTCATGCTCGTGTCCGACCAATCGTAGCTCGACGGCATCAGCCGCGGATACAGGACGTGAATCTGCTCCCGGTTTTCAATGAGCTTCCGCCGCTCGCGCATCCGCTGAATACCCAGCGCCGGCTCCCACGTCACCAGCACCTCGTCATACCGCTCCGGGTCCCGCGCCGCACGCCACAACGGCCGCGCCGTCCCGAACAGCGTCGTCTTGAACGCCTCCCGATACCACAGCACCAGCGTCGGGCGCTCCACCTCCTGCAGCGCGTACGTCTGACGCCAGTGAAACGACCCCCACCCCCCGAACAGGTCATACCCAAGCACGAACACCGTGAAGAAGTGCAACGACCCGTCAGACAGACCCCGACAAGCCTCCCGCTCCTCCCCCGTGAGCTCCCCAGGCTCAAGCACCAGCCTCGTCAGCATCCGGTCCAGGTCCAAGCTCCTCAATCGCCGCCCGAGCCTCGGCAAGTAGCTCTGGATGTGCCTCGCCGTCCTCGGACCCACCCCCCGCGACCTCAGCCGCTCCTCCGTCACCTCTGCGCTCACGAAGCTCCGCCTTCTTCAGATACGTCAGCATCTCAATCAACTGCTTCGCCACACTCGTCGCACGATTGATGATCTGCAGCGCCTTCGCAGGCTCCATGTCCGCCGCCTCCGCCAGCAGCCGCTCCGCATACCCCATCGACCGCTCCAACAACCCCTCCGCCCGCACCTCCAGATCGTCCAACAACACCCGCCGCCGATCTCGCGCTGCCTCCCACGCTGCAAAAAACTCCTCCAACCGGCCACACACCCCCTCCCCCTCAGACCCCTCCTCCAACTCACACCCGATATACGCCTCCCGCAACCGCTCCACTGCCTCCGACAACCCCACAGTCTCCATCGACTCTCTCACCTCCTCTCCCCCCACCGGCACCAAGCCTACCACACCGGCGTCACGCCGTCAACCTCCTCCCCCGGCCTCTGTCAACCACTACACAATGCCCCACGGTACAACGAGACACCCCCTGCAACGCCGTTCCACCACCCACAACAACCCATCCCCCCACCTCACACCAAAAATCGCTTACAACGCCTCCCAGTGCTCAACATCCGCTCAACAACACCCCCCACTACACAAAAACCTCCAGCAAAAAAATCTCCAGCCCGGTATACACCCCCCACAGCAGGACGCGAAGCGGAATGCGAAGTGGGGGGTGGGGGGGGGCGTGGGGGGGCGTATGGCGGCGGCGCTGCAGCTGGAGGCCGGTGGGGGCGGCGGCCCTGCAGCTGCGCCGGGGGGGGCCTGGCTCGATGACGCTGCCCGGCAGCCCCCCTGCCAGCGGCGACGACATCGTGCGCGCGGGCGCGACGCCCTGCCGGGCACGACGGCCCTGCGGGGGGCAACTGCATCTCCGTGGGTTGCCTGCTGCGAGGCAGAGGAGGAGTACGAGCTATGGGCCGACAGACAGGCAGCCAACACACGACACCGGCAGCGCCACCCACCCCCCCTATAATCCCCCCCTCCCTCCAAGCGCGGCGGCTGGCCAGGGGGGGCTCAGGCGGCTGCCCCCCTCGTACAGGCAAGCGCCGCCCTGAGTGAGCGGCGGCGCTTGGAG